TCTCATACCGTTTCAGAGTGGTTACCCTTTTGGGGTTTCCATATTCTGCAGGTAATCTCGGTAACAAACCGAGAGCCTGGGGTATTTCAGCAACACAGTGCCACAAGGCTTGGAGCCTTGCAAATACTGTCTGTTGGAATACTGTAGCTACCTTCTTGTCGAAGGTAGACCGGATCTCGTTGACTTTATCAAGGTCAACGGAATACGGTGGTGTTGTGCCGCCGGGATATAAATTCCGGTTCACGACACGAGTGAGATCAACAAGTGACCTCATTGCGTGTGCTTCACACTTCAGTAAGAACTTATCAGTCTCGATTATCCTATCTACAAGGGGTTTCCCCTTTGGATTTAGGCCAAGACCGACTGGCTCTACGAGTTCTTTGACTTGGTCAAAGATACGTTTTTGCGCTTTTGTTAGAAGCACAGCAGACTTTGGGCCCAGATTCTTACAAATATCAAGGAAATTGTCATCACTGACATTTCTCCATTTGTAAGACGGCATTACTGAGTCCCTTAAGATTACTTTTCCAGCAAACTCCGCAAGGAGTGGACTAGATAGACTCTTAGGGATAGAGTATGGACAGGACATGGCTTTTAATAGTGCCATATACTTTCCGTATAACTCATCATCCAGTATCACTACATCATCCCCAACAACAAAAAACTCGTGCTCCCAATCTTTTCCTAAAAGAAAAGAAAGAAGGAGGCCATGAGTTAATGTAAACATACCAAAACTTGGGTATAAACCCAAGGGTTGGCCACGTTTCCATTGGATATCACCTTTCTCAGATTTAAACCTGAGACGGGCAATTTCCTCTATGAGTTTGATGTCGAGCAGATCTCCGAAGATCGCACGAAGTGTTTCTAATTGAATCCCTAAAGGGAAATAATCAGTTGCACCAGTAAGATCGACGGAATGAACTGTCTTGCCGATTAACATGGATTTCTGAATCCAAGGTATTGCTTTTGATTGATCGAATGTACAGTCCCACGGACACCTCTCAACGACGCGATAAATCGCTTCGCCAATGGGTTTAAGTGCCAACTGATGGATCCTATATGGAGATGCGATTGCTCGCAACTTCAAACCAGGTTCCTGAAGGAAGTGAACTTCACCTCCATACAGATGTTTGTCAGGACTATCGATCGATCTGACGAGAGGACCATTGATACCTAAAGTTACAGGAGCATAAAGCTCATGAAACTGCCAGGCATGAATGTAGTTTTCAGTTCCTTCTGAATATCGCATCTCTGCGAGAATTTGGTCGGACTGACGAACTCGTTCATTTCTATGAAACAAAGGAGCCCACTTTTCAGTGGACCCATTGTATTCAAGGAGTGAATTACCTCCACGTTGTACTTGTTCCGCGGGGATCAACCCGCGTACGTGATTACTATAGTTGTAGACGAATTCCACGGACAACCCGTCCGGTTCGGTACAGTTTACACCCATTATGAACTTATCATACTGTGTTTTTAACACAGTTTTTGTAGTAAATAATGATGCAATGTTTAAAGACTGAAGAGCTGAGTTAAAACGCTTTCGCGCTTTTCCCTCAGATTTGGTTTCTAAACACCATTTCATCACTGAGCCAAAAACACCAAATGGAAGCTCTTGTGAGTTCTTACGAACCCACTTAAGCGTAGTCTGGAGTCCCGCCCTTCGGCGAAGCAGATCGAGTTTTAGGTCTTTTAACCTAGACACGGTCCACTCTGGCCCATTTGATCTGACCCATTTAAACGTGAGATCCACCAAAGGATTTATCATGTAATGCGGCAGACCAATGGCTACAAGGCGATACCTAGCTCCTCTCTCTAACTGCGTAACTTCGGCCGTGAGGCCTATAGAAGCGCTCATTGATGCTCCTTTCGGATGTGTCAGTGGTTAGCAGAGGGCGGCATGCCCAACTGTCAAGAATGAGGGATCAAATATAATTCCAGCTAGTATACTTGTTCGTTACTTCCAATCTTCGGGAATCCGAGGATAATTAGAAGTCTCTGTCTTAGCTCATGTTCCTGTTGTTTAAACAGTGAATTCTTTGCATGACGGAGCGCAGGGTAATCCACCCATCCTGGTGTGGTTGCTGTTGAGGAGTCAGAGGGCTTTAAGCCATGGCACTCATACATCAATCTCATTTCGGTTTGTGTGTTACTTAACGCGTTAGGTAGCGATTGATCAAGTTGATAACTTAATTCTTTCGCAACGTCAAGCTTCTTCAAATCTTGAAGAATCTCTAGGACGGTTGTAACTGCAGTGGTACTAGTCGGT